TCTCTTGTTTAATCTCATTTATTTTATTAGTTGTATCATTAATTAAATCATCAAATGAATTATTTTCATTTTTAATGTCATTAATATCTAATTTATATTGGTCAATAATATTTTCTATTTCAGTTATATTACGTTCAAGATAAGAAATATTATCTTTTTGATTTTTTATTTCATTAATTTTATTATCTATTTTAGTTTTAGCTACTGAATAACTATTAATTTCTTTTAATACATTTTCATAATCTTCTTTATTATTTTTTATATCATTTAAAATATTTTTCAATATAGTATTAATTTTTTCTTTTTCAGTTTCAATTAAATCTTTATCATGCTCTTCTAAAGGTCTTAAACACATAGGACATGTTGCTTCATCAGTGCCTATTTTAGCTAAAGTATTTTTATTATTAGTTAAATTAGTTTTAAGCTGAACTATTTTTTCATATTTTTCATTTTTTTCTTTATTTAAATTAATTATTTCTTCATTTATTTCTTCTGATTTATCAACATAAGGTTTATCATCTAAAGACTCTACAGTATTTTTTTCTTCTTTATAGTTTTTTAAATCAGTATTTTTTAAATCTATTTGATCTTTTATTCTGCTTATTCTTTGGGCTTTATTTTCTTCAAAATTATCTACCTGTTGCTGTTGAGTATTTAAATGATTATTAGTTTCTTCTAACCTTGTAATTTCAATATCAAAGTTTCTTTTAACTTCATTATGCTCATTGCGTAACTCTCCTAGCATTTTACTAAAAACTTCTAAATTAAATATTTGCTCAATAAATTTACGTTTTTCAGTTTTACTCTTACCCATAAAAGGTACATGATTGTTAAGAGTCATTATAACGCAGTTTTGAAATATTTCAGGGGTAGATGATAAAACTGTATTAATATATTCGTTAGTATTAGATATACTATCTCTAGTTTTATCATTGCCATTTTTATATACATAAACTTTACTCGGGTTTAAAGTACGTATAATATCAAATTCATTTATACCATGCTTAGGGTCATCTACAGTAAAAGATAGTTGCACTTCACAGGTACCAGAAGTTAAATTATTAGCTATAAAATTTTTCTTAATATCTCTTAAAGTAGCTCCGAATATAGCAAAATATAACGCATCAGCAATAGTACTTTTACCTACACCATTTCTTCTATCTTCTTTATCTCTATTAATACCTGTAACTATATGCAAACCTTTTTCAAAGTTTACCACTACATTTTCCTCACCTATAGATAAGAAATTTTTAATTTTTAATTCTTTAAAGCTTACGTACTTCATCTAACTCTTTCATACAAAGATTGAGAATAATTTACAACATCCTTTTTATTTTCTATATCCAACATATTAACAAATTCTTCTATTGCATGTTTTATATCAACACCAGATAAATCATAATCTTGATCATTTTCTATCTTAAGTTTATTATAATTTACATCATAATCAATTCTTAATTCTACAGGTTTATATGTTGTTAATTTAGTTACTAGAGCATCTAAATGATCGCTGCTTATATTTTTATCTATAATCAATTTTATAATATTACCGGGTAATGAGTTTTTAAATACTTTTTCAACATCCGTAATATTAATAAGTTTAGATAAAATTATTTTAATATGCTTAGGTGTAATATTATTTTCAAAAAACTCATATGATAAACTATCTAAATCTAAAATATAATACCCTTTGGTTTGCATAGTATCACCAAAATCCATTTCATAAGGGTTACCAACATATACAATAGAACTATCTTGCTTTTTATAATGTTTCTCATCCCTTGCGTGAAAATGGCCAGTAAAAATTAACTTAGATTTTTCTACTAATATATCTGGATCATCACCATGGTCACAAATTTTAAACATATTCATTTTAAAATTTTCCAATTCAAAATGACCAAAAATTAAATCACTATTAGGTATATCATCAATTTTAGTACCCCAAGGGCAAAAAGATACTATTTTATTTTTATAATCTACCGTAGCAAGTTTATCATACACAGTTAAATTTTTATAACCTTTTAATATACTTAAACTATTAATTTCAGATGTATCCTTATACCATGCATCATGATTACCGGTTATCATAGTAATATTAAAATCTTTAAACTTATCTAATAAATCTTTAGCAAAATTTAAAGTCTTAACTGAAATTTCATCTCTATAATGAAAAAAGTCTCCACAAAATATTATATCGGTAATATCTTTATCTTTAAGCTCCTTAATATACCAATCAGCCCATTTATTAGCTATACCAAGCCAGAAATCATTATTCTGGTGTACACCTAAATGTATATCAGAAAATATAGCTATTTTATTCATTACCATCGTTATCGTCTATATCATCACTCATTGGTTTGACATAAACCCTACCATCGGTAGATTCTAACATCTCTTGTTCATATATTTTTTCTTTATATTCACTTAACGTTTCTGCGTGTTTCTTTTCTTTTTTTATTCTGTTTATAAAAGCATGAAATGCTATTGTTGTAAAATATGAAAATGGATTATAATCAGATGATATATCAAATTTTTTATTTGTAACTGCAGTATACATTTTTACTAATGCATCTCCAACCATTTCATCTCGATATGTATAATTAATAAAATTTGATGAATAACTTAAACCATGAGCTATTTTATGTATCATATCTCCTAGTTCAGGGGTACAATTATCATGTTCATAATATGCTATTAGTTCTTTTTTTAATTCTCTTGGGTCTACATAATATTCAGTTTTTTTAGGTTTAGGACCTCTGCGCTTACCAGTCGTTTTTTTAGTATTAGCCATAACTTAATTATAATATGATGATATTATTTTTCAACTATCTCAGTAGTAGTAAAACTTATTTTTTCAGATTTATAAATTTCTTTTCTTTTATCGCCATGGCGTATACCATACTTTAATTGGTCACAAATATCTATAATTAATAACTTATTTTTGGTTTCGTGTAATCGTAACCCCCTACCAATAGATTGAATAGTCCTAATAAAACTTTTACCTCCTGAAGCAAACATAATCATATGTATATTTTTAATATTAATACCTGTACTAAAAATTGAACTCATTGCAATACATATAACATTACTATTTGTTTCCATAATTTTCTTAATTTGATCTCTAGTTTCAACTTCCACTTCCCCCTTAACAAAAAATACTTGTTTATCTTTGCTTTGAGATAATTTATTATAAAGAGCATCTCCATGGGCTAAATGATTTACTAATATTAAAGAATTATTATTAAATTTATTACAGATATTATCGATAACATTATTTCTAAATTCATTAGTATAAATAAAATCTAATTCAGTCTTAAAATTATTATTACCTGAAACATATAAAGGTTTATCATTATATTTAACATCTATTATTTTAACGTCTACGTTAGTTAAATAACTTTCTAACCTAAGTTCATAACTATCCTTATCATATATTACCTTACCCAATTTACCTAAAATATTCCATTCATCAGGTTTATTGTCAGGTAACGTACCAGTTAAACCAAACTTATTATTTGTAGTTATCTGATTAACCATTTTGCTTATTTTATTAGATTTTTTGATCGTATGACATTCGTCAACTACTAAAGTATCTACATATTTTATCCAATCATTATCTTCAAATTTACTTTGCAATATACCTCTGTTAGCAATTATACAATTAGCTGTTAAGTCAGGTTTAATTTTTCCCGTCCATCTAGTAAATTTAAATTTTACATCATATTCATCAAAATCATTATAAGTTTGATTAACTAATCCTAAATCAGGTACTATTATTAATATTTTCATTTTAGGATTATCTTCATATAAACTCATCAATAATGAAGCAATAGTTAAAGTTTTGCCCCCACCGGTACCTAATTTAATTATACCCCTACCAAATTTTAAAGCATTTTCAACTGATGATAATTGATAATCTCTTAAAGGATATTTTAATAAATTGTAAACTGAACTATTTTTACAGTTACTTGGTTTAACCACGTCCAATACATCTTCATCTACTTCTATATTAATATCAGAATATTCTTGTTTTATAAAACTTAAAATATCAAAAAATAAACCAGGCTCAAATAAACCTGTCGGTGTAATACAGTATATACGAGGGTTAGAATAAAATCTTGCTCTACCTCTTAATCTAAATCTCGCAGTATCGTCTTTAACACTAAAATGCTCTCTTATATCGTCTATTTGATCTGATATTAAACGAATCTTATTTTTATCTAAAATAAATTTCATTATAACTGTTCCATCTTCATTATTTCTATAATATTTTTAATATCAAAACCTACAGCGCTAAAAGTCTTTTCAGTTTTTTCAAGAAACTCTATTATTAATTCTTCTTCATTTATTTTTTCAGATATTTCTTTCATTTTTTCGTGCTTATAACTTGCTTTTTCTGCAACGGGTAATGTAATTTTTACTGGGCTTTCTTCAATTAATTTTTGAGTTACATCTTTTTTTATTATATCTCTTTGCTTTCTTAATATTAATAGATTTTTTTTATGTCTAATTAGTTTAGATACCCAGTAATGCTTTCTTGCAGGAGTCTTCATCGATGAATCTTTCAGATTGAACTCATTAATTTGCAAGTCTTTTTCTATTTCATCTATATATTGATCTAATAAATTCACATTTTAATTATAAATACTATTATGAAGAAAACAACTTTATTTGAAAAAGCATTAATTAAAAGCTTAAATGAAAAACTTAACCCTAAAAAACATGATGCTGGTGATTATGTAAAAGATTTTCAAAAGTCTAAAGCTCCGCAGTTTAAAGGTAAATCTAAAAAGAAAAAAAGAGAAATGGCAATAGCTGCTTATTTAGATGCCAAAGAAGAAGATTCACAAGATATAAAAGTTAGAAAAAATAAACAAGGATTTATGGGTTCAAAAACTCAGGTTCATAAAGATAAGAAAAAGGAATTATCTAAAAATAAAGCAAGAAAAAAAGTAAAAGAAGAAGATGATAATACTGTTGGTGGAGGTGCACTAGGCCCAGTAGCTGCAGCTGGTAATACGCAAGGAGATTTTTATGCCCCTGGAGATTTTAGAATACCTTTTGCTTTAGGAGGTGTGCAAACACGAAGAGGTTCTATAAAATCGAAACGTAAAAAACGTAGAAAAAATAAAAAGTCATAGTAAATATCTGAATGGATACAGGTATATGGAAAGTTTATGGATCTATTCCTGAAAATGCTTTCGGTTTTATATATGAAATTACCAATACTATAAATGGTAAAAAATATATAGGTAAAAAGCAAATGACCCGGAAAATTAGACGTAAACCATTAAAAGGTAAAAAACGTAAACGTATTGATCATATTGAAAGTGACTGGAAAACTTATACTGGTTCCTCTGACGCATTAAACATAGATATATCTACATTAGGTATTGATAAATTTGTTTTTAAAATTTTAAAATTTTGTAATAGTAAATTTGAATTATCGTACTTTGAAGCAAAAATGCAATTCGAAAAAGATGTATTATTAAGTGAAGATTATTATAATGGTATTATAAACTGTAGAATAGGTAAAGCTCCTAAAATTTTTCTGGAACAGTACTATAATAAATAGATGATGTCTGATTTGCATATAGAAAATTATGATTTTACTATAATAGACTTCAATGAACTGTTAATAGATAATATACAACATCAAATAATTAACTCATTGCATGAGTTTAACCTTTTAGAAAAAAGTATTAATAATTTATCAGTTAAAAAATTTATATTTCATTATACTATATATGGTATATGCGATAAATTATTAGATTGTAATACTAAATCTATAGTTTATTTCAATAATACTCAGTTAGATGACTGTGAATTAACAAAATATTACACTGAAAAAGATATATTGACGTTTTTTACTAATTTTTTACGTAAAGTTGATAAAATATTACCAGTTAAAATTTATATTAGTACTT